CAAAGAAATAGATTTTAGAATGACTGGTGAAGATACTAAATATGAAGCCAATGAATTAGCCGATATGATTGCTGAAACTAGATTCAAAACAGAAATGTCTGACCTACCACAAAATACTCAATTAGATTTATATGATGAAGCATATAATTACTTAATGGAATTAAAAAGAGATGCAGCAAATTTTAAAGGTGCCGTTGATGTCAAAACAGGTAAAAACATCGTCACAGGCGAACAAGAATTTCCTATTGATCCAATGACTGGTAAACCTAGAAAACCAAATGCAAAAGGTGGAAGAGTTGGTTTTGCACAAGGAGCAAATAAAAAAATGATGATTGTTGATTTATTAAATAAAGGTGCAGATTTTGATTTAATTAAAACAATTACAGGAGCTTCTGATGAAGAAATTATGGAAGCTGTTGACTTCTTTAAATATGGTGGAGCTGAAGTACCATTGCCTACATTTGATGATAAAGGCAATATGATTGATGATGGTTTGTATAAAGGAAGAGAAACAAGACCAGAAGCTAAAGCATATGGTGGTAGAATAAAATTAAAAAAAGGTGGCTTATCACACATATTAGGAGTTTAAAATGTCATTGAATAAATACAATCAAGCAATGGCATATCTGACTTCTCCAGAACCAAAAAAACTTAATTTTCAACTAAGAGAATCCCACGGTCAAATGTTTGTTGAGGAAGAACCTAGGATGAACTTTAATCAAGGTGGTGATGCTAAAAATTTAAAACAACTGTTAAATACTGATAGAAAAAAATTTATAGAAGAATTTGCAAAATATAGGGATAAATATTTTTTTGGTGATTTATCAGCCGCTTCTAGAAGTATTGGAGAAAATAGAAATAGAATAAAAGCTATTTTTGATAGAGCAGGTATCAAAGCTTCAGGGACTGGCCAAAGACTTACTTCTTATCAAGTTAAAGAAGGCTCATTGCCTGTTTCTGAATTTACATCTAAAATTAAAAAAAATCCTTTGTTGTTAAATGATTATCTTAAAGACAATAGATATGTAGATGTTAATCAATTAGGCCAGATGTTTGGTATTGATGTTTCTAATAAATCACAAAGAGATTTTTTAACAGGTATTTTAAAAAAACAAGGAGTACAAACTTCTCCTATTTCAGGAAGCGTAAAAGGATATAAAGTTTCAGATGCCGCTAAAAAATTAACCCAAGAAGGCGCATCTAAAAAATTAATAAAAGGAGAACGTTTAGCAGCTAGTGAAAGAATTAAAATAGATCCTGATCCAGACTTAAGACAGTTTCAATCAAATTTTAATGATAATTTAAGACAAATATCCCAATCTTATGATTTATATGTACCAAATGCTGTTGAAGATATAGGTCATCCAGTATCTATAAAAATTGCAGATAAATATCCAGAACTGTTTAAAAATTCTGATGTCTTGAGTATTCAAAATTTAGTTTATCAAGACCCTATATTAAACAGAGAAATATTAAATAAAAAAGGAATAGATGCAAGTTATGATAAAATATTTAAACAATTAAATGAATTAGTCGATCAAAAAGTAAACCCACAAACTAAAAAAACAATAGAAGCTTTAAACAAAGAAATGTCAGCAATAAGAGAAAATGCTTTAGCAAAATTAGATCAATACATTGTTGAAAATCCTGGAACAGAAAAATATTTAAAAGCACAGAAAAGTAGATTGCCTATAATTAAAGTTGAAGTTCCGTCAGTAGGAGAAGTTTTTGATTCTAAAAATTTAATTGCTGATATGTCAGTAGTTGATGATTCTTATAGAGTTGGTAACATTAATAAAATAAATAAGGATGTAAAAAGTTTTGCTGAATTAAATGAAAAACAAATGAGTAAATATTACGATAATATGATTGCTCAGAACGTAGATAATCTTAAAAAATATTACATTGCTTCTGGTTATCCAGTTAAAGAAGTTGAAGATTTAACTGAATATATGGAAGGTGGATTTAAAAATGTAAAAAATATAAATGGTCCAAGTTTAGGGTTCTTAGCAACTGATCCTAATAGTATTAATAAATTAGGAGATCTTGCACGAAAAATAAAACCTGTTGTAAGCACGACTTTAAAAGTAATGGGAGGAGAAGTATTAGCAGGACTTCCTTTTGCATTTTTAGATTATTATGAAGGTCGTGGAAAAGATGAAATTATTAAAAATCTTTTAACTCTTGGTTTTGCAACTCCGTATTTAGATAATAAAAAGAAAATGGAATATTTAGAATCCATTGATCCTAAATTAGTTGATGCATATAAATCTTATCAAAAGAAATTAACTTACACTAGTGGTGGAAGAGGGGCAGGTAGTTATGATCCTGAAAGATTAAAACAATTAGAAATTCAACCAATTGAAAAAGTTGCTAAAAGTTTTGAAGAAAAGAAACAACAATCTATGTCAGCTGCTTTAGCGGAAAGAGCTAAACAATATGAAGAAGAAGCAAGAGTAAGAGAGACTCCAGAAATATCTGACGTTGAAGTTCCAGAGAAACCTTTTATGGATTTACAAAATTTACCTGAACAAACAGGTGTAGAATTTTTAGGGCAAACCATTGCAGGTGAACCAAGAATGGAATTTGATGAAGGTGGTCCCACTAAAAAAGAAAAAATAAATTTACCTAGAAGAAGAGTTGTTCAAGGCATCGGTATGGGAATAGCTTCCATTCCTTTGTTAGGTCCTTTAGGAAGATTACTTAGAGAAGGTTCAGAAGCAACAACTAAAGTTTTAGCTAAAACTGCTGCTAGAACAGCACCTAGAAGTAATGTAATGGAAAGATTTATGATGGCATCAAAAAAATTATTTGATGAAGGAACACCTAGTTATACAAAACAAGGTGAGATTAGAATTGTTCATCCTGATAAAAATATTACTTATGTTGAAGATGTACAATCAGGACATAAACATATTGAGTTTGAAACAGATAAAGGAACAACAGGTTATATTGAATTTAGACCAGGTGAATCTTACATCGATGAAGCAACTGGAAAAGGCGGCATATCTAATCCTGAAGTAATTGATTATGAAGAAGTTTATAGAGCTTCTGGACCAGATGATTATGTTAAAGATATTGAAGAAGGTCTTAATGATGATATTTTAACAAGCTTTGATAATTTTATTGGATATAAACCAAAGAAAGATTAATGAAATATCCTAAGACTCATCTATTACCACCTAAATCAGGACCCAACCCACAAGGCTTGAATATTCAATATAATAGTGTTACACCTGTAAAACTGGAGAAAATAAATGGCAGAAATCGACAAGTCTCTACCAAACGTAGAGCAAACAATAAACGTACCTTCGGATAAAGAAATTGAAGAAGCATCTTTAGAAGAACAGCAAGAAATTGCTGAACAAGGTGAACCTGTAGAAGTTAATGAAAATGAAGATGGATCTGTAGATATTAATTATGATCCGTCAATTGCATCTGTTGAAGGTGACATTAATCATTATGATAATTTAGCAGAACATTTACCTGATGATGTTCTTGGACGATTAGGAACTGAGCTTTATCAAAATTATCAAGACTATAAAATGTCTAGAAAAGATTGGGAAAGAACTTATAAAGAAGGTTTAGATTTATTAGGATTTAAATATGAAAATAGAACTGAACCATTTCAAGGTGCATCCGGTGCAACACATCCAGTTTTAGCTGAAGCTGTAACTCAGTTTCAAGCATTAGCATACAAAGAATTATTACCATCAGAAGGACCTGTTAGAACTCAAATTTTAGGATTATCAACTCCTGAAAAAGAACAACAGTCTCAACGTGTAAAAGATTTTATGAATTATCAAATTATGGATCAGATGAGAGATTATGAACCAGACTTTGATCAAATGTTATTTTATTTACCTTTAGCAGGATCATCATTTAAAAAAGTTTATTATGATGAAGTAGAACAACAAGCTGTTTCTAAGTTTGTTCCTGCCGATGATTTGATTGTTCCGTATTCGGCCACCTCATTGGACGACGCGGAAGCAATCATTCACGTCGTAAAAGTTTCTGAAAATGAATTAAGAAAACAACAAGTAGCTGGTTTTTACAGAGACATAGAATTAAAACCTACTACACTTAATGAAACTGAAGTTGAACAAAAAGAACGAGAGTTAGAAGGCCAAACAAAAGGTCGAGAAGAAGATGTATTTAATTTATTAGAGTGTCACATTAATTTAGATTTAGATGGATTCGAAGATGTAGATCAAGCAGGTGATGCTACTGGAATTAAATTACCATACATTGTTACATTAGAAGAAAATTCTAGAGAAGTTTTATCTATTAGAAGAAATTATGAAGCTAATGATGTTAAAAGAAATAAGATTCAATACTTCGTACATTTTAAATTTTTACCAGGACTTGGTTTTTATGGTTTTGGTTTAATACATATGATTGGTGGTTTATCAAGAACAGCCACAACTGCATTAAGACAATTACTAGATGCAGGAACATTATCCAACTTACCTGCTGGTTTTAAACAGCGTGGAATAAGAATTAGAGACGATGCACAGTCTATTCAACCTGGCGAATTTAGAGATGTAGACGCACCAGGAGGAAATATACGTGACGCATTTATGATGCTTCCATTTAAGGAACCGTCTCAAACACTCTTAGCACTTATGGGCGTCGTAGTACAAGCAGGTCAGCGTTTCGCATCTATAGCTGATCTACAAGTAGGTGAGGGTAATCAACAAGCCGCAGTGGGTACGACAGTTGCGCTTTTAGAGAGAGGATCAAGGACGATGTCTGCGATCCACAAAAGAATTTATGCAGCATTAAAAAAAGAATTTAAATTACTTGCACGAGTATTCAAATTATATCTACCACAAGAATATCCATACGACGTAGTCGGTGGTCAAAAGATGATTAAACAATCTGACTTTGATGATAGAGTAGATATATTGCCAGTTGCAGATCCAAATATATTTTCTCAGACACAGCGTATTTCCCTTGCGCAAACGGAACTGCAATTGGCAGCTTCTAATCCTGGCATACATAATCAATATCAAATTTATAGAAATATGTATGAAGCACTAGGTGTAAAAGACATAGACAAAATTTTAATTCGACCACAACAACCAACACCAAAGGACCCAGCGTTAGAACACATTGATGCTCTCGCTGGGAAACCGTTCCAAGCATTTCCTGGTCAAGACCATAGAGCTCACATCACAGCTCATTTAAATTTTATGGCAACTAATATGGCAAGAAATGCTCCAGTCATTATGGCTGCATTAGAAAAAAATTGTTTTGAACACATTTCATTAATGGCTCAAGAACAAGTTGAAATGGAATTTCCAAATGAGTTACAACAATTAGCTGCTGTACAACAAAATCCACAAGCAATGATGAATCCACAAGTTCAAATGCAAGTTAGAATGTTGACAGAAAAAATAGAAGCAAGAAAAGCACAACTTGTTGCTGATATGATGGAAGAATTTATGAAGGAAGAAAAGAAAATCACTTCACAATTTGATAATGACCCAATTGCTAAGTTAAGAGCAAGAGAGTTAGATCTTCAAGCTCAAGAAAATGAGAGAAAACGAATGGAAGGTGAAGATAGAATTAACTTAGACAAAATGAAAGCGATGATGAATCAGCAAAATCAAGATGATAAGTTAAAACAAAACGAAGAATTAGCAAAATTAAGAGCCGATACTTCTATTGAAAAGACAATATTGTCAAAAACAATGCCAAATGCAAAAGATATGATGCCAGGAGGCGTTTTTATTAAACGAGGAGAATAGAAAATAAGAAAAAAGATGACAAAACCTGAAAAAAAGGTTAAAAAAGTAATGAAAGAGTTCAAAAAAGGTGAACTCAACATTGGAAAAAGCTCTAAAAAAGTAAAAAGTCGTAAACAAGCTATTGCGATTGCACTTTCTGAAGCAGGTAAAAGTAAAAAAAGAGGCTAATATGAAAAAAAAGAAAAAAACTGTTGAAGTTAAATATCCTGAAGGTGGAAAACCAGTTGAGATGACAAAACCAAATGAATCTCAAAAAGATATGGTTAAAGGTCAAGGAAAAATTTTAGCAGAAAAGAAAAGATCAGCAAC